GGACCCGGAAAAATACGCCAATCTGAAAACGGAATTATGGTTTGCTATGGGTCAACGGATATCAGACGGGACCATCCAATTACCGCCGGATCCGGAATTGGAATGGGAATTGATGGTGGGGTATGGATACACGCCGTCAGGTCAATACCGTATTCAATCAAAGGATGATGTAAAGAAAAAACTGGGTCGGTCCCCTGACAAGGCGGACGCCATTGCACTAACATTTCACAGACCAAAACGGACAGCGAGGGTATCCATACTATGATAGAAAAAATATTCAACCGGTTGGGATATATCAAGGGGAACGGAAAAGTAAAGGGATTGAATTATCCACGGTCTGATATCAAGGATTTGATTATACCGGGGACCGGGAACAACCTGGCACAATACATCCAGGGATTGCAATCCGGGTCCGGCATTACGGATCCCTATACGCAATCCGTCTGGGTCTATTCATGTGTCCAGACCATAGCGTCGAATATATCCAGGATCCCGTTTAACTTTTACCAAAAGAATGACCAGGGAAAACGGGACCCGGTTGACCCATCCCCGCTTGATGATTTATTCAATCAACCCAATCCTTACATGACCCGATCCCAATTATTTGAATCTACCATGGTATTTCTGGGGATCCGTGGGGAATGTTTATGGATCCTGGACGAACCGTTGGGTAATACTTCGATCCCGGCGTCCATCTGGGTATTTGACCCGGTGAACTTTGAACCCGTCAAGGATGACCGGTCAGGTCAATTGATTGGATGGTCATTCAACGGGCATAGTGGGAAAGTCCGTATTCCGTTGGAACAGATCATACATTTCAAGTATTTCAATCCACGGGATCCCATCCGTGGTCTATCGCCGATCCAGGCGGTTATGGACGGGGTGGATATGGAATTTTACGCCAATCAATTTAATAAAAACTTTTTCAAGCGGGGTGCCGTAACGTCAATGGTATTTGAAACGGATCAGGAATTGGATAATGACGTCCGGAAGCAGATGATTGAAATGAAAGAAGATTTTTATTCCGGGTATGACAAGGCACATCGGATCATGGTCCTTGAGGGCGGGCTAAAACTAAAAGACATACGGATCAGCCAAAAAGACATGGAATTTATTGAACTGAAAAAACTGACCCGGAAAGAGATATTTTCCGCCTTTAAGGTCAACGAGGTGGTCCTGGGGGTTTACGAGGACGTCAAATCATTCGAGGGGACCCGGACCGCACACCGGCAATTCTGGCAAGAATGTTTGATCCCGAAAATAAACCATTTGGAATGGATGTTATGGTCCCGGATGTTCCGTCATGTTGACGGCGGTAGGATATTCGGGGAATTTGACCTGGGACAGGTCGAGGCATTACAGGACAACCAGGTTGAATTGGCGGATCTGACCGCCAAATATTTCCAGATGGGCGTCCCGTTTAATACCCTGAATGACCGGTTTAATCTGGGGTTTGACCCGATACCCTACGGGGACCAGGGCTATTTGCCGGGCGGTATGATCCCGATTGAAATGGCGGGTCAATCCATGACCTTTGGATATGATGATTACAACGCCGGCGGGACTACACCCACGCCGAATCCGGAACCCGAACCGGCGGAACCTATGGAACCGGATGATACTGAATCCAAAGGCGGGAATATCCCGGCGGTCCATGCCACGGATTGGAAACAGCGGTCATTGGTCCAATGGCGGAAATATATCAATCTACAGAACCCATTGGAACGCCAGATCCAGAAAAAACTAAAACGGTATTTTTTTGAACAACGCAAACAGGTTTTGGAAAAATTATCTACCGTATTGAAAAAGGATATCGTTGACCAGATCTATGACCAGGCGGAACAGACCCGTAAATTACAGGAAATGATGAAACCGTTATGGGTCAAAGGCATTGAAACGGGGGAAATTTATATCGCCAACCTGGTCCATGATGACGCCTTTCGGTTTGATCCGTTATCCCAGGACGTCTTGAAATATACCCAGGACCGGATGGAATTGATGGAAAGCATTACCGGGTTAACAACCGATAAATTGCGGGATACCCTGGCGGATGGGATCCAGGCGGGCGAATCCATTGGGGACTTGTCCGTCCGGGTCCGGGACGTGTATAACTTTAATGATATACGGACCGCCAGGATCGCCAGAACGGAATCTGCAGTAATGATCCAGACGGGTAAAAACGTCCAGATGAAAAAAGAGGGGGTTGAAAAACATAGATGGATTACCGCCAGGGATGAAGCGGTCCGGGATACGCATGTTGACCTGGACAACCAGACAGCAATTGTTGGGGATTATTTTACGGACGTATATGGAATGAAAACGGACCTACGTTTTCCATCCGATCCATTGGGACCGGCGGAAGATGTCATTAACTGCCGGTGTGATACCTACCCGGTATTGGATTAACCTGGTATGACCCGCCTGATCTGGATAACCCTGATGGTCCTGGGATCATCCCTGGCGTATGGTATGGCACCATCCGGTCCGCCGGTATCGGTCAGCACTGTCTACCTGGCGAATATCAAGGCAATTGACCAAAAACAATATCAATCGTCCGGATCCAGGTATGACATATCCTATACGGTCATTTACGTCAACGTAACCCGATCCGAATCGGACCGCCTGGACAAGATATTTTCATCAGATACCGTCCGCTATTCGGTTCTGATGTATATCCCGGAATCCGGGATCTATACAATACGGATCATCTACCGTGGGATTTATGCCTATAGTGATAAACAAGCCAACGATATCGCATTAAAGCAACTATCCCAGGTCCGCCAGGACGCCAATGCGGTCATTGAACGGAAGTCGGCGAAATGAAAAACCTGTTCGGGTGGATGGTAGACAAATCGGATTTAATTCAATCCCTGTCCAAAGTCCAAATGAACGGATGGGATTTGGTTGTCTGTTCCTTATCCGCCTTGATGATATTCGGGACCATCCATTGGCACGGGTCCCGTAAATATCTGGCGGACCTGGAAATATGCCGGGTTGAATGCGATAAAAAGTCAAAAGAAATGATAGGGATCTACAAGGAATTAAGCGAACGTCAATTCAAATTGCAAGAAAATCAAAAATAGGGTATTGACATTCAGGTAATATCTGAAAAAATCATGGGGGTAATAAAAAAAACATTATGAACAGATTACAAAGATACACGATAGGCAAGATCAAGGGTATTGATCCGGGGACATATACCGTCAACGCATTGGTATCAGATGAAACGTTGGACCGATACCAGGAAACCATCCTGGCGTCCGCCTGGACTAAAGGATTGAAAAATTATCAAAAGCACCCGGTATTGTTGGTCAACCATGACTATACGGACGTTACCAACCAGATCGGTCAGGCGGAAAAAATATGGGCGGGACCGGATGGGTTGAACGCCACATTCAAATATTTTGTCAATGAGGGGAACCCGGTAGCGGATTGGGCATGGAAATTGGCGGAAAAAGGCATAGCGTCATTTTCCGTTGGATTTATCCCGGTCGAGGATGAATATCCGGATCCCAAATCATGGTCCGGGGATCCCAAATCATTACCACGCCGGATTTATAAAGAGGTCGAATTATTTGAGATATCCCAGGTTACTATCCCGGCGAATCCGAACGCATTACAGAACGCATTGGCGGATGAGAGCCGGGTTATCCGGACGGTGGCCAAACAGATCCAGGACGCATTCCCGGAACTGTCCGGGGCGGACCCGGAACCCGTCAAGCGGGATCTGGCGGAAATAATCAGTAAGATGGGCAACGGGGACGTGATTCAATCCATCCAGGACATTATCCAACCGGTGGCGGAAATGACCGCCCGGACCATTATTGACATGGCATTCATCTACCTGGTCGAGGAAGATGAACCGGAACCGGAAGAAGAAAAACCGGCGGATGGGGAAGCCGTTATTACAACGGGGCTGGATGATGATCGGGACTTTTATGACCGGGCTTTGGATAAGGTCCGGGCAAAACGTGATCAAAAGAAAATGCGGGAATTATGCGAAGCAGTAGAACAGATCCGGGCGGATCTGACCGGCGGGACGGTCCAGGCATAGCCAATGGACCCAATGTCCTGATGATCAGGCGGGAACCGGAAAACAAAACAAAAGAGGGGAAAACAGGTATATGGACGAATTAAGAAAACAGATCGAATTGCTACAGGGGACCATCAAGGACATGGTAGCCAAATCTACCGGGTCCGCCGATGAGATCCAGGCAATTAAAAAGGCACAGGATGACCTGGGTGCCAAATTTCAGGCATTATCGGATGAATACAAAAAGCGTTCATCCCAGAATTTACCGGGATTGACTGATGAAAAACAGAAATTCAATTACGCCAAAGCAATCAAGGGCGTATCCACAGGGCAATGGGACAATGCCGGTTTTGAAAAGGATGTGTTTGACCAAACCCGGAAAGCCATGTCATCCGTAACGGGTGCGGACGGCGGGTATTGGATCCCGGCGGAATACAGCACCAAACTGATCGAACTGGCGGTAGCGGATACGGCGTCCGATAAATTGGGCGTAACCGTATTGTCCGGATTGACCGGATCCACCGTTTATATCCCCAAAGAAACCGGGGAAGCCACGTTCTATTGGATCGGTGAAAATACCCAAATCACGGATTCAAAACATACCGCCGGGCAACTGGCATTAACACCCAACAAGGCGTCCGGCTTGGTTATCATGCCGAATGAATTGATATCGGACAGCAACCCGTCCGCTAGTGATATCGTTCAACGCCGTATTACCAACAAGGCGTCCAGGGAAATTGACCGGGTAACGTTGATCGGTTCTGGAAACGCCAATGAACCCACCGGCATTGTCAATCAAGGGTCCATAAATACCGTGGCAATTGACACGGATGGCGGTCGGTTCAATTTCAAACAAGCCAACCTGATGAAAGGCAAACTGCGGTCCAGCAATACCTATAAGGGAAAACTGGGCTTTGCCATGCACCCGGATATCATAACCATCCTGGAAAACACCAGACCGTTTGACAATACATCCGGTCCATCCGGTGCCTGGGACGTTTATTCCGAAGCGGAAGTCCGGGCTAAACTGGGTTGGGACTTTGCCACGTCCAGCCAGATCCCAACGGATCTGACCAAAAATGCCGGAACCGCATTAACCTATGTGATTCTTGCCAATTGGGAAGATGTCATCCAGGCATTCTGGCAGAACATCCAACTGGCGGTATCGGATCAACGGTATTTCGAGTATGACCAACTGGCGGTCCGGGTAATATTCCGGATGGACGTTGGTTTGGCGAATCCCAAATCCGTTTGCGTCATATCGGACGCCACCACAACGTAGTAATATCCTGACAGGGGGGAATCCATTGGACCGGATCTGTAATCGGGTCCGGTCCCTGGATCCAGAAAACAAAAATTGAAAACGAGGAAACCAAATATGATAAACAAACTGAAAACCTGGGCAATGGTCCTGGTCATGGGATTAACCATGACCGCCGGGGCGGTATCCCAGGGATTATTGGGTGAAAACGTCCGGGTCATCCATTCCGTGGGTGCCGTAACCGCCAGGGATGGATCTACCTGGGGGCAATATACCATCAATGGGGTCAATTCCGTTATTGCGGATCGCACCGGATACAACAACGTCCTGGCATTGATCAACGTTGGACGCCTTTACGGATTTACCACGGGCGGGGATACGGCGGTATCCGTTGGAACGTCCGCTTGGATATCCGCAAGGATCGAACATACCAATAGCCGGTCAACCCATGCCACGCCGATCTATAGCGGGTGGGCAACCTATACCGCCGGACAGGGCGTCATTGCCACGGTTACGTTGTCAACTACGACATCAACACAAAACACGTTGACGATATCGTCTGATCTGCGTAATGCCAAAAAATATATCCGCCTGGTCATTCAGGCGAACGTGGTTGGCGGTGTATTTTCCGGGATATTGGTATCCGGGGACATGATCCTGGCGGGTAGCCGAATACGTCCGGGCAACTAATTTGAAACGGAAGTCCAGGGGTGGCATGAAAACCGTCCGGGACCGGAAAAAGAAAAAAAAGAAAAAACAACGATCCATCCGGTCCGATACGGTCATCAACCGTGCCATCCTGGACCCGGTATCCCACCGGGACGGGGATCCCAACCATGCCGATACTGAATAAACTATCCGATCTCAAAACATTCATGGGAAAAACAGATACCGTGGATGATTCCCTGTTATTGGTCCTGATGGACCAGGTAGGGGCTACGATTGAAAATTACCTGAACCGGAAATTAGCCACCGGGACGTATACGGAACTCTTTACGTCCGGGTTAAGCCGGTATTATCTACGATCCATCCCAATTGCGTCTATTACTCATGTCAAATTGGACGGTATCGAAATGGCGGAATTAACGGATTATGTCGTTGACCATGACCGGGGACGGGTCCTGATGATCCGCAAGACCGGCAAGGCGGTCCGTCCATTGAATTTGGCAATCAAATATGTTGGCGGGTATCAAACCGCCACGCCGTCCAACCCGGCATATACCTGGGTCCAGGTCCCGGCGGATCTGCAATTGGCGGTTACTATGCAGACGTCCCATATATTCCGCCGTCGGCGGGAATTGGGCATGACGTCCGTATCACTACCGTCCGGATCCATATCCCTGGCGGACCCGCTGGATCTATTCCTACCCATAGTCAAACAAAAACTTGACCGATACCGGATGGTCTGGTTTCCGGACGATACAATCCTATGCTGAACATCAAAGTAGATACCCATACCGCTAAAATCCATCTGACCAAGATCTCACCCGCCATATTATTAGAGGGGATCAAGGAAATGAAATATATGGCGGACCGCATGACCGGGTATATCAAGGACCAATATATGTCCGCCGGGGGCGTATCTACGGACCGGTCCATCCGGGTAAGATCCGGTCATTTACGCCGGACTACCCATGCCTGGGGTCCGGAAATAACGGATGACGCCGTATCCGGCGGGACGGCATTCGGTGCCAATTACGCCAGGACCCATGTTGGACCGGCGGGTCAGGAAACCGTAATACGTCCACGGAACGCCAAGGCATTGACCATCCCGCTGGCGGGAATCCCTGGGGGTGCATTAACATCCGCCGGGGTTATTAGACCGGCGTATGACTACGGCATGACCGGCGGGGCGAGGAATATCAAGGGGATGTTCCCGATTAAGACCAAAGCCGGGGACGTGATCCTGGCGATCAAAAAAGAACAGTTTAGAAAAGACACGGAAACCGGCGTCCGGCACAAGATGAAAGACAAGATCATCCCCATCTTTATCCTGAAAAAATCCGTAACGGTGAAATCACGGATCCATCCGGAACGGATCCTGGGTGAATTGGGCGAAACCATGATTAACAGTTTTACCCAGGCGGTCCAGCGGGGGATTGACCAGGTATGAGTAAACGGAACGACATCCTTGGTTTTGTCAAGACCGTATTGGAAACCGTTACCGGGGTCAAGCGTGTCGAGATTAACCGGTCATTGCCGGTGGACCTGGAAATCCATCCGTTACCCATGATATTTATCGCCGGGGACGTAATGACCAAACACGCCGGGGCGTATTCCGAGGGGGATTCGGAAGCGTGGGAATGGAACCTGGTCCTGGAATTGTGGGTCCAGAATACGGATATTGAAACATTGATCCAGGCGGTCAACGCCAGGATGTATCAAGACCCGTTCTTGGGCAACGGGGTCGAGATCTGCGAATTGACCCAGACGGATCAATCACCGATTTTATATCCGGAACGTGATTTATGGGCGGTATTTTTGACCTATAAGATCCGGTTCCGGACAAC